AGGTAATGCTTATTTTAGATACTATGATTTGAGAATGGCAGAAAGTATTACTTTATCCGGTCAACTTTCAATCAAGTGGATTGCCAACACTCTTAATCAGTATATGAATACAGCAATGAAAACTGTTGAGAAGGATTATGTTATTGCAATTGATACTGATTCTGTCTATCTTTCTTTAGAACATCTTGTAGAGTGCAATCAATGGAAGAAAACAACTGAAGAAAAGATTCAGTTTATGGATAAGTTCTGTGGTCAAGTTATAACTCCAATCATTGAAAAGTCTTATGCCGATCTTGCAGTTTATATGAATGCGTTTCAGAATAAGATGCAGATGAAACGAGAAGTTCTTGCTGATAAGGGTGTTTGGTGTAGAAAGAAAAAGTATATTCTTAGAGTTCATAATTCTGAGGGTGTTCAATATGATCAACCTAAACTTAAGATTATGGGTTTAGAACTTATCAAGTCTTCAACCCCTAGTGCTATTAGGGATAAGTTAAAGTCAACTCTTAACATCATTCTTGATGGAACAAACAGTGATCTTATAAAGTTTATTGACTCTGCTAAAAAAGATTTTATGTCTATTCCAGTTGAAGATATAGCATTTCCAAGAGGTGTCAATGGTGTAAAAGAATATAGTAGTAATGTTTCAATCTATTCCAAAGGTTGCCCAATTCACGTTAGAGGTGCATTGTTATACAATCATCTTATTAAGAAGATGAATCTTACCAATAAGTATCAACCAATCAAAACTGGTGATAAGATTAAGTTCATTTATCTTAAGAAACCCAATACAATCAAAGAAAATGTGATAGCATTTTCATCTGAACTACCAGTTGAGTTTGGATTGCACAAATATGTAGATTATGAATATCAATTCGAAAAGGTATTCCTTGATGCGTTGGACAATATCATCGAGCCGATGGGTTGGCATCTTGTTGAAAAGGCAACTCTTGATGACTTCTTTTAAGTTTACAAATCGTTGATTCTATAGTATAATAGTTCTAGTTATAACAAAAAGGTGATAAAATGAGTTTAGTAGATATGTTAAAAAAGTCAAGTACAATCAAAGCATCGGATATCCTAGATGTTTCGAAGTTCTTTACTAAAGCGGATATGGTTACAACATCTGTTCCAGCAATGAATGTTGCATTATCAGGGAAACTTGATGGAGGATTTGTTCCAGGTCTTACGTTGTTTGCAGGTCCAAGTAAGCATTTCAAAACCAGTTTTAGTTTGTTGTTGGTAAAGGCTTATATGGACAAGTATCCAGATTCTGCTTTACTGTTTTATGATTCAGAGTTTGGAACACCTCAAGATTATTTCAAGTCGTTTGGTATCGATACCAGTAGGGTTCTTCATACTCCTATTACCAACATTGAAGAACTGAAGTTCGATGTAATGAAACAACTTGAAGCAATTGAACGTGGTGCCAGAGTTATTATTGTCATAGATTCTATCGGTAACTTGGCTTCAAAGAAAGAGTTTGATGATGCAATGGATGGTAAATCTGTAGCAGATATGACCAGAGCAAAAGCATTAAAGGGATTGTTCAGGATGGTAACTCCTCATCTTGCTATGAAAGATATTCCTATGGTTGCTATCAATCATACCTATCAGACTCAAGAGATGTATTCAAAGGCAGTAGTATCGGGTGGCACTGGAATCTATTATTCTTCTAGTAACATTTTTATCATTGGTAGACAACAAGAGAAGGAAGGTACAGATGTTGTGGGTTATAATTTTATTATTAATGTAGAAAAGTCACGTTATGTAAGAGAAAAGGCGAAGATTCCAATTACAGTGTTATTTGATGGTGGTATCTCACGTTGGTCTGGGTTACTTGAGATGGCATTAGAATCTGGTCATGTAGTTAAACCAAGTAATGGCTGGTATTCTAGAGTTGATTCCTCTACAGGTGAAGTTGAAGAGAAGAAATTTAGATTGAAAGATACACATAACAAGGACTTCTGGATGCCTGTATTAGCAAAGAAAGAATTCCAACAATGGGTTGAATCTAATTATAAGTTAGCAACAGAGTCAATTATTACCGATGAAGATATTGAAGCAGAACTTGAAAATGTAGAATAGAGTATTAGGGTATTGTTTTATAGACAATACCCATCTTTTATAGTATAATAGTTGTTTAATGGAGAAATTTATGAGTTATGAAGTGATTGAATATTATGTTGAAGATGGCGAACAAGTTCTTGCAGTAGAAATGACAGGTGGCGAATTTGATGGTACGATATTCTCATATGGTAAAGTCGAGTTTCCAGAACCAGATGAACCAAATCTAAGTTTCAATTATACAGTCCATCATTCAGATGTTGACACAACAAATGAAAGATTCAAAAATAGAATAGGAGATATATTGGTAGAGATGATAGAAGATTCCCTTAAAAAGAACGAAACAGTATTCTCTGGTGGTATTTGATGTCCAGAATTGAAACAACAATCCTTTCTAATCTAATACACGATGAGGAATATTCCAGAAAGGTTATTCCATTCCTCAAAAAGGAATATTTCGCAGATAGAATTGAATCTATTGTATCCGAGGAAATCTTAAAGTTCTTTGAAACCTTTACAAAGTCGGCAACTCCAGAAATCTTATCTATTGAGATATCCAATCGGAGAGATATAAATGCAACAGAACTTACTCAAGCACAAACCTTAGTTGAATCATTAGATCACAATGAAATCAATCAAACATGGTTGATAAATGAAACTGAAGCATTCTGCAAACAGAGGGCAGTATACATTGCTATATTAGATTCCATTCAAATAATAGAAGGTAAAGATAAGGTTCATACTCAGGAAGCAATCCCTAATCTATTATCAGAAGCGTTGAGTGTTTGTTTCGATACCAATGTTGGTCATGATTACTTCAATGATGCTGATGCGAGGTTCGACTTTTATCGTGGAGTTGAAGAGAAGATACCTTTCGATATCGATATTCTTAACAAGATTACAGCAGGTGGGTTATCTAGAAAGAGTTTGAATATCTTTTTGGCTGGAACTGGGGTTGGTAAATCTTTGGTTATGTGTCATATGGCAGCCGCAGCCTTAGCACAAAATAAGAATGTCTTGTATATCACAATGGAAATGGCTGAAGAGCGTATTGCTGAAAGAATAGATGTTAATTTATTGAATCTAGGTATGGCTGAAATCAAAACTATTGATAGGAATATCTTTGATAGTAGAGTTCAGAAGTTGAAGAAGAAGTGCCAAGGCTCTTTGATCATTAAGGAATATCCAACAGCATCAGCTCATACTGGTCATTTCAGAGCATTAATTGAAGAATTGAAAGCAAAGAAAGAGTTTGTTCCAGATATTATTTTTGTAGATTACCTAAATATATGTGCATCTCAGAGAATGAAGTTTGGTGCGGGTGTGAATAGTTACACTTATGTCAAGTCTATTGCTGAGGAGTTACGAGGTTTGGCAGTTGAATACAATGTGCCGTTAGTATCTGCAACACAATCTAATCGTGAGGGTATTAACAGTTCTGATTTAGATTTAACCAACACTTCAGAATCTATTGGTTTACCACAAACTTGTGATTTGATGTTAGCATTGATATCAACCGATGAACTTGAAGAACTAGGTCAGATAATGATTAAGCAGTTAAAGAATCGTTACAATGATCCAAGTTACTATAAGAAATTTGTGGTAGGTATAGATAGAAACAAGATGAGGATATTTGATGTTGAGAATTCTGCTCAGGTAGGATTAGTTGCACTGACTCAACCATCTTATACACCTAAAGAAAAGAAAGATACATCAGGATTTAAATTTTAAGAGAGGATATAATGGAAATAAAAGAATCTACTGAATACGAAAGTTGTATTGGTGTTAAAACTAATGATAATATGCCACAAACACTTTCTGATTTTTTTGATGGTGAAGAAGAGGAAGAATTTATCCAAGAAGACTGGAAAAAACATTGGATAGGTATGCCTGATTTTAAACAAGAAGATAATCCACCATTCAAAAGAATTCAAATGAGTTTTAGAACTTCAGAAGATTATGATGAATATGCTAAACTTATTGATCAAAACTTAACAATGAAAACTAAGAGTATTTGGTATCCTAAATTAGATAGAGATGAAAACACCTTGAAAAGATGGATGGAGGAATAATGAGAATTGAAGAAGAAGAGTGGATAGGTATGCCTGAATTTGTTCAAGCAGATCAAAAGGCTTATAAAAAATTAGTAGTTAGATTTGATTCTCCTGAAGATTTAGAAGAATTTGCTAAACTTATAGGACAAAATATAACAGAAAAAACTAAAAGTATTTGGATACCTGAGTTAGTTAGAGGTACCAACTCTGGAAGAAGATACATATGAATCCAAAATATCCAATTTATATTATTAGTAAAGGTAGATCAGAAAGTAGATTAACAAGTAAAGCACTTGAAGAAATGAATGTGCCTTATCATATTGTAATTGAACCACAACAATATGATGAATATGCAGCAGTTATAGATCCTGCTAAAATCCTTGTTTTACCATTTTCAAATCTTGGATGTTCAACACCAGCAAGAAATTGGTGTTGGGAACATTCTATATCTTTAGGTGCAAGAAGACATTGGATAATGGATGATAATATTCGTGCCTTCTTTAGGTTGAATAACAATATGAAGACTAGAACTGGAAGTGGGAAAATCTTTAGAGCAGCAGAAGACTTTGTGGATCGGTATACTAATGTTCCTCTATCAGGATTTAACTATGATTTTTTCTGTGTAGCCTCTGAAGGTAGACCACCATTCAATATTAACACTAGAATTTATTCATGCTTACTTATTGAAAATAGTTGTAGACATAGATGGAGATTAAAGTATAATGAAGATGTGGACTTATCTTTGTTAGTTTTGAAAGATGGTGATTGCACTGTCCAGTTCAATGCTTTTCTTCAAGGTAAAGTTGCAACTCAAACATTATCTGGAGGTAATACCGATGAATTCTATAGAGATGAAGGCACTTTACCTAAATCTGAATTGTTAATTAAGCACCACCCTGATTGTGCTAGATTAGTGATGAAATATGGTAGATGGCATCATCACGTTGATTACTCTAGTTTTAAAGATAATAGATTAATAAAAGATCCAAATGTTGTGATACCTACAGGTATCAATAATTATGGTATGGAATTAGTTCATACTAAACCAATAGATGAATATCATCATAGTTGTAATAGATTTAATAAGATAGTTGAAGAACCAGTAAAACATTCTATACTTGAGGATTTCTTTGTATGAAAATTTTAATGCCATATATCTCACGAAGTGGACATAATATCCATAGTAAAATAATGCCTGGAGGTATAGAGAAATTTTGTAAGAATATTTTTGAAATGTTTCCTCATGATATCATACCTGCGGAAATAACAAGGGAAGAGAGAAAAAATAAGAAAACTAAGCAAGTGTTTTTAGATTATGTGAAAAAACATAATCCAGATATGATATTGATAAGTGATATAGATTCATATTTTCACATACCTCAAATAGAGTATGGTATTCCAACTATACAGATAATCCATGAACCTTTAGTTGGCGATATAAGATATGTTGCTGTTTTTAAAAATCTCCATAAGTTTGTTACAGCTGGAGGACATATATATTTTGTATCAGATAATCAACAAACTTTCTTTAACAAAAATATTAAACGGATAACTGGTGATACTCTTTCTGATGTGAAAGGGCTTATCAATCCATCATTCTCAATTGGAAATGAAGAAGTTTCAACTGATATTAAATATGATGTTATAACCATAGGTCGCACTGATATTTTAAAGAATCCATTCTATGTTCACAAGAAACTCCAGAATACGGAATTAACTACCTGTGTTATAACAAACAAAGATAATTTTCAGCACAGTGACAATCAAGTAAAATATTTTAATGATAATCTCATATGGGAAGAACCTCAACATACAATTAGAGGTCTATCTTATGATGATACGATGGTTACTTTATCACAAGCAGGGTGTTACATTTCAACTTGTGCTAATGAATCTTGGGGTATTACTGCTTTAGAAGCATTATCTAGAGGTATTCCTGTGATTCTAATAACAGATAGTTCAGGTAAACATTCTACGCAATCCATACCTGTTTCTGAAGATCATTATAGGATTGTTCATAGATCCATTAAACCTACAGAATTGGTAGATATCGTTAAAGAATTGTTAAGTTTTTCATATGAAAAAAGATTAGAGATAAGTAGATTGACCAAAGAAAAACATAGTAAAGAAGAGTATAAAACTGCACTTGATAAGATTTTTGAAGCAAGACTCAATGATGTTTCTCCTAGACAAGAGTCCATATTAGAATCATTCTTTCAATAAATCTTTACAAAAATCGTATATTACTGTATAATATAACTTTATATGCCGAGAAATTAAAATGACAATAGAAAATAAGAAAAGAATATTAGTTACAGGTGGTAGTGGATTCATAGGAAGTCATTTATGTACCACATTAATAGAACAAGATAACTTTGTTATATGTTTAGATAACTGCTTTTCCAGTAGCAAATCAAATATAAGTAATCTAATCCATAATGAGAACTTTGAATTCATTCGCCATGATATTACTCTTCCTATCACATTGGAAGTAGATGAAATATATAATTTAGCATGCCCAGCATCACCAATACATTATCAAAAAGATCCTATTCATACCACCAAAACATCCGTGTTTGGTGCTTTAAATATGTTAGGATTAGCAAAACGATTGAATGTAAAGATTCTTCAAACTTCCACATCTGAAATATATGGTGATCCTTTAGTTCATCCTCAGCCTGAAACTTATTGGGGTAATGTAAATCCTAAAGGAATCAGATCATGCTACGATGAAGGTAAGCGAGTTGCAGAAACCTTATTTTTTGATTACCATAGACAGCATAATATTGATATAAGAATAGCAAGAATCTTTAACACATATGGACCTAAAATGCATCCAAATGATGGTAGAGTAGTATCAAATTTTATCATGCAAGCAATCCAAAATAAAGATATAACAATTTATGGTGATGGTTCACAAACTCGGAGTTTTCAATATATTGATGATTTGGTTTCTGGCTTGATAACATTGATGAATTCTGAACATATTGGACCATTCAATATGGGTAATCCTATAGAATTTACAATCAGAGAATTAGCAGAAAAAGTTATTGCTTTGACCAATAGTAAATCAAAAATAATTTATCTTGATTTGCCTTCAGATGATCCTAAACAAAGACAGCCTGATATAACTTTAGCTAAACGAGATTTGAATTGGTATCCTAAAATTGAACTTGAAGAGGGATTGATATCTACTATTAACTATTTTGCATCGGAGTTCAAATAATATGAAAACAGTAGGAATTGTCGGTAAAGGGTTTGTGGGTAATGCAATCTATGAAAATCTTAAATCTAAAAATTTGGTAAAAATATTTGATATTGATCCTGTCAAATCATTAGATTCACTGGAAAGTGTTTTAGATTCAGATTTAATTTTTGTATGTTTACCTACTCCCATGTATGAGGATGGCACTTGTAATACTGAATACATTTATAATTTTTTCAATCAAATTCAAACATCAGGAATTCTTATCTTGAAATCTACTGTGCCAATAGGCACAACTGAAAAATTATGTATACTAAGACCTGATTTGAAAATCATACACAACCCTGAATTTTTAACAGCAGTAAATGCCACTAATGATTTTTTAAATGCAGATAGAACAGTTTTAGGTGGATTTTATGATTGGTGTGAAATTGTAAAAATATTTCTACAAACACAGTTTCCTAACATACCTATACAAATAACTACGTCTAATGAAAGTGAAACTATCAAATATTTTTCTAATTGCTTTTTAGCATCAAAGATTGCATTTTTCAATAATCTATATGAAACTTGTTCTAAATTTAAACTCAATTATGAAACTGTTTCTACTGGTGTATGTTCTGATAAAAGAATAGGATTTTCTCATTCAACAGTCCCAGGATCTGATGGTAAATTAGGCTTTGGTGGATATTGTTTTCCTAAAGATATTAATGCTTTTATCAATACTCAAAAGGATAATAATATAGATAGTTCTTTACTTGAGGCAGTTTTGTGTTATAATAGTAAAATAAGAATTTAAACCATTAACATTTTTAAAGACAAAATATGAATCCTAATTATCCTGTATATATTATCAGCAAGGGGCGATCAGATTCAATGATCACTTCAAAATCATTGACACGGATGAAAATACCGCATAGTATTGCAATAGAACCTCAAGACTTAGAAAGTTATGAACAAGCATTGATAAATTTCAATCTTTCAGATTATGTCACATTACTTGTGTTACCATTTAGTAATCATGGTATGGGCTCAGGTAGAGCAAGAAATTGGTGTTGGGATCATGCTATTCATATCGGTTCAAAGAAACATTGGTTACTTGATGATAATATTTCGGATTTTTATAGACTTCATAAAAATGAAAGGATAAGAGTAGAATCAGGAGCAATCTTTAGAGCAGCAGAAGACTTTGTAGATAGATATGAAAATGTACCTATATCAGGATTTAACTATAGATTTTTTATTGCTCCTAATTCTAAGTATCCACCATACTTCAAAAATACAAAAGTGTATTCCTGCTTATTGATTGAAAATAGTTGTGAATTTAGATGGAGAGGAAAGTATAATGAAGATGTTGATCTTTGCTTAAGAGTTCTGAAGGCAGGATTTTGTACCATTCAATTTAATGCTTTTCTTCAAGGCAAATGTGCAACTCAATCAGTAAAGGGTGGAAATACCACAGAAATATATGGCAAAGATGATAAAACTGATAATGCTTTAGGCACTTTAGACAAATCACAAATGCTAGTAGATTTACATCCAGATGTTGCTTCTGTAGTATGGAGATATGGTAGAGTTCACCATTATGTAGATTATAGTTCATTCAAGAAGAATCAATTGATTTTAAAGTCAGATATAGAG